CAGTGGGGGCCGGCGCAGGGGCAGCCGCTGCCGCCTGCCGTCCCGCTCCAGCAGCAGCCGCCTTCGCCCATGCCCGCTGACGCCCCTGCGTTCTGATGGCCGTGACGCTCAAGCTCCTCCCTCCCGTAGAGGGGCTTTCTTTCAGCGAGCAGGAGCACCGGTACACGTTCAGCCATCCACGGCTGGGCGTGCTGCCGCTCTATTCCTGCTCGCAGGTGATGGAGGCCACAGAGGCCAAGGCGATGAACTGGTCGCACTGGCGCAAGCGGTTGATGACGAAGGGACTTACCGAGCCGGAGGCGGAAGCCGCCGATAAGCTGTGGCCCCGTGGCCCGCTATCCCTGGAGCAGGCCAACTGCTTTATGGAGCTGTGGCGCAATCACAGGGCGCAGGTGGGGACTGATTTTCATGCACATGTACAGTCAGCGCTGCTTCGCAGGCCGCCGCCTTCCGTCTTGCATAATGAAGCATCATCTATTCTGGATGTCTGGATAGACAGCCTTCTTCCTCGCATCACAGATGTCTTTCTCATTGAGCAGCCACTGGTTCACAAAGCCTGCTTTTTTTCTGGTACGCCTGATCTGCTTGCTGTCATTGACGGTGTGCTGACATTGGTGGACTGGAAAACGCAGATGCTGAAATACAGCCCTGCGGGGCAGCCGCTGGCGCCGAAGGTGCGGCCTGAATGGCAGATGCAGCAGGGCGCCTATGCCGCGATGATCGAATCGTGCTACGGCATAAAGGTTGAGCGCGGCATGAACTGGATCGGCTGGGCCGAAGGATCGAAAGACCACTTCTGGAACGCCGCTGATTTGGAACAGGGCTGGTTCAAGTTTGCGGGTTTCCTCATGGAACTGCACGCCCGCGAGGCCCGGCTGGGCTCAATTCCACACTCGATTGCCATGCAAGCCATGGCGCCCATGTTTTCCAATGGCTGACCTGCACGGACGACGAACCCGACTGCAGCTCCTGCTGCTGCCTGACGTGTTCCTTCGACTGGAGGACGCGGCAGACGCCCCAAACGTGAGACCCGCCAAGTGGGTCGAGAACTTGGTGATTGCCGAACTGGAGAAACTTGCCAAGCAGAAGCGTGTGCTGTAGGGTTCACGCACATACGGTTCCCGCCGGGGGATTACCGCAAAGGGCGCTGGCCTGATCAGCGTCTGCCCCGGCCGATCTTCCAATAAAAAGCCCCCGCCGAAGCAGGGGCTGAGTCGTTTTCTGGCCTGATGCTATCAGGCCACCATGTCGGGACCGTCGTCCACAGGCGGCACGAACATGTCCGATTCGCCGGGCTCAGGCTCAGGGGCCGGCTCCTCTTCGACGGGCGCCTCGGGCTCAGGGGCAGGCTCCTCTTCGACGGGCTCAGCAGGCGCCTCGGGCTCCGCCAGCAGCTCCAGAATCTGCGGGTTGAGCGCTTCCTCCTGAGCGGTGTCGGCGGCGATCTCGGCCTGAGCGGCGGTCAGAGCGGCGGCAGTGGCGGCCACCTCGGCTTGCAGGCCGGCGATGATCGCATCGGTCGCGCCGGAGTCGATGGCATCCAGCTTTGCCTTGAGCGCCTTGGTGTAGTTGATCAGGAGCTGGACGTTTTCCTCAAAAGTCATCTGAAACCTCGTAAGAGCAGAAGTGAGAGCGGAAAGCCGACGATCGATGTTATCGAGACTGTCAGCGGTAGCATCGGATCTGTGCAGCAACTCTTGTAGAGCAGCTTCAGCGCCGACGATGTAGGTGATGCCGGCCATAGATCAGTTCCGGGCCTGCTCAAGTGTAGCACCGCCGTCATCGGTAGAAGTCATGCGCGACACAAGCTCTCGGATGCGCTGGCCCGATCGCTCCAGGTATTCAACGCCATTGATAACGGCGTGCCACATGGGTTCGCCGTTGACCGGCACAACATCAACAGTAACGACAGACACGGAAGCCTCCTGTAGGATGGGGTGAGTAGGTAGCGCCGCCTTGGAAAACGTTGATCTGATTGAACGCTGCATTGATGCGTTCTGGTCAGCCGAAGTGAGCTTCACCACGCTCCAAAGCCGCGAGCGCATGAATCAGGTGATCTACGCGGTCGCTGATTATCTTGCGGATAACGGACAGCATGATGCTGCTGCGCTGATCGAGTGTCATACGAGCAAGTTCAGGTTGAAACCCGAAGCGCAATCTCCTCCGTCGTCGCAAAGTTGACCGCGCCTTCGATCAGCGCATCAGGCGTTACCTGTACTGAGCTTGCGACAATCAGAATGTCAGCTTCGTAGTAGATGCTACCGGGCAGCAATTCGTTACAGCCGATCGCCGCTCTTTCGGTCTGCAGCCAAAGGTTGGCCGACGCTCTACTGCCCGGCCCTGTCAGTAGCAGCAGTTGCAGCAGGTCAAGCGCGTTTATGATCTCGTCATCGCTGCGCCGCTCGATTAGGAATCGGAAGCTGCCAGCGCCCGTTACCAGATCACAGATGCTTTCGCCAAAGCGAACACCGATCGGTGTCGTGTCGATAGCGGCAGAATCGAGATCAAGATTCCACTCGCGGATGTCAGCGACAAACTTGCGCGGCGGCGCTACTTGCTCAATCTCAATGTCTGCCCATGTGCTGCTGTTGAACGCTACGCGATTGACGTTGTTGATCGCATCTTGCGCCAGCAAGTGAAAGCTGATCCGATCGAGCGAATCCCGGTGGATCCAGTAGGTCTCCGTGTCGGTCGCATCGGTCAGCGGTAAGCCGCCTGTGAGCGACAGCGTGACCCGATCGCCGGTCATGTAGGCCGTGTCGAGCAGCAGCACGCGGCTGTTGGGCATGTCCAGATCGGCCGCCCGGAGCAGTCCAGGGGCCGCCGGCTCGCGCTGCAGGCTCAGTGCCCCCATGTCACCGAGAATGGCCATCAGACGGGCACCACGGGGCCAGTGACGGCGAAGCTCAGCCTGACGCGGTGGGCGTCCTTCACGGCAACAACGGTGCCGACACCGGAGACATGGGCCTGAACATCGTAGCCGGAGTCGGCAGCCGCGTCCGTGCGAAGAAGCAGCTCGACGGCAGGCGGCTCGTTGCTGCGGAAGCTGTCGAACAGTTCGGCGTAGCCGATGTCATCCGGATCGTAAAGGATAGACGCTTCGCCACGGGCCGATCGCTTCAGCGGGATGCTGCGCTGATCCCAGCGGTAGATCGGCGTTTGCGGCTTCACGTCGCGCTCAATGTTCAGCGTCCAATCGGTACAGCGAATCGGATCGTAGCCGTCAACAAGTAGCTGTCCGTGGGAGCCAGATTTGATCATTCGGTGAGCACGTAAGACTGGAAAGTTAGCCCAGTTATATTGGCAATAGTCAGAGAGGTAGTTGTTGTTGCTAGTGCTCTATCCGCAAATGTCCAGCTTCGATCAAAAGTGGTTGACAGGGTTCGCGTTGCAGTCGCGCCTTCGCTGCTTGATTGTGCCACCATTCTTCCAACGCTGTAATCCAGAACTGCGCTTCCTCCGTATTGAGTACGTCCGAATAAAACCATTTCATTATTCTCTGCCGTGGTGTACTTCTGAGAAACATGCAGCGCAAAAAGTCCAAGCCCGGGATCAAAAGCACTGTTAATAGCAACACCTCCATCGATAGGCATAGGGCGACTAAAGAAGCTAGGGCCATTATCAAGATAAGTTGGTGCCGTGCTGAGGCTAGGCATTAACCTGTTGCCGCCAATAAAGTTTAGGTCTTCGTCGTATCGATGAATATAGACTCCCTGCCCTGTCGTTAGAAGTATGATTTCGCTACCAGTGGTGTAAGCGCCAATAACTATTCCTAGGCCGTCAGTGGCCGTGCTTCTGCCACTGACAAAGGTGTAGTCTGTTTTGCTGAAACGAAGTATTCCACTATTGGCAACGGTAACAATGTAATTAGCTGTTTCCAGGGGAATTGGGTCAATCCCAACACCACCGCTAAAATTGTATTCAATAACTCGCGTAGGAGCAGGCAGCCCTCCTACGCGTAAATCAGAATTGCACTCTACAAAAAACTGCTTTGTAGCATCCCCTTGGGAAGAAGCAAAGAGCAGTTTTCCGCTAGACAGTTTAACGCAAGCGCCCCTAACTGGAGTACCTCCTGCGGTTGGTGTGATCGCAAATAGCGTTAAAACACCAGTTGCAAGATCAATATAGCCAATGCCATAAACACCGTCTGATTGGGATTGATCAAAAATATAGTATCTTTCTGTATCAGGGTCATAATAACCTGCTTGCCATTCATTAGGGCTATTGCCCGTCATTCTGAATTGATAAATAATTGTACTTAGGTCAGCCGATATTCTCATCCACTGAAACGGTGTGCCCAGTCCAGACACGCTCATGTTGAACGTGACAAAAACATCGCCATTGGACAATGGCTGACAGGTGCCAGGCGTGTCGTTGACACCGCTAATAGACTGGTCCCTAAAACCATCTATTCGCTTTGTGGTTATACGAACACCATTGTAATCGTATTTATGAATTAAAAATCCATTTGGCCCAACTGATGTATCAGGGTCAATCTCTTGCACAGCGTAGACATATTGATTTACAGCATCAATCCCTGCAACGCCTCTGAGCACTCCGCTAGTGGTGTTTTGCGCTGAGGTTGTCCTCGCAATCCACATTAACGGCGTTTCAATCACTTCTACTGTTTTTGTCGCCGTTAAAACAGTCAGCCCAAGAGTTGCCGTTAACGTGATCGTAAATGTGCCTGTATCGGGAAATGTAATATTAGTGGATTGCGCCGTTTAGTCAGCAATCGTTGGGCCACTGCTCGTCCACAGGAAATTCCAGGCGCCATCAAGGCCGAAAACAGCGCCAGTGTAGAACTGGGTGATACCTTGTGATGCTTGGCTGTTGCCAATAATTTCCAGCTCAATGCCGACATCGGATACGCGGAAGCTGATGTCACGCATCTGCGCTTCGCCGCGATTTACCGCATGACTCGCTGACGACACATGCACGTTGACCGGATAGCCGAGATCCGTCGCTGAATCAAGCAGCAGCGTGATCGGCTTTTCGCTGACGCCATCCAGCAGGATCGAGTCGAACAGGTCCAGCGCGGCGGCATCGGTCGGGTCGTAGAGCAGCTTGGCGGTGCCGGTGGCCTCGCGCCGGCCGGGGATCACCTCGGCGTCCCAGGAGTCCACTGGCGTCACGTCCAGCATGGGGCGCTGCTCATCGAGCGACCATCCGGTGCAGCGGGCGACACGGGTGCCGTCCACGAAGAGCTGGCCGCTGCGGCCCGTCAGGACTGCCATGGGGAGTGCTGCTGAGCACCCAGTCTACGCGACATGGCGAGCGGCGAATCGACCTTCTAGGCGCAGCCGCACCAGCTTGCGGCCGGGCACCGTGTCCACGATGGAGGGCTCCTCATCGGAGAAGAAGAACTGCATCCCACTGGGGATACGGGCCTGCAGCGCTGGATCCATGCCGGCAAGCAGCGGGCTACTGATCGTGACGGAGATGCGATCAGCAGAGCAGTCGAGCCACGCCTGATAAATTAGCGCGACTTGCTCATCGGGGATTCCGCCTTCACCGCCGAACTCCAGTATCAGCGGAATCTTGTTAGCGTAGCGGGCGTAAATACGCTTGGTGACATTGCCGGCCATCTGCGGAAATGTCTTGACGGCGTATTCGCCAGTGCCGCCGGAGCGAACAGTGGGCGTGATGGGGGGGAAGGTGGTCATAAATCACAATGAGGGGTCTGGTGGCGATGGTACGCCTGCCCATGAAGCGGCAACATTTACGCCGTCAAAGCTAAACTCAAAAGTTACCGGATCTGTGGGAATGAATGGTGCGCCAGTATTAGTGGCGCCAAACCAAGAGCGAAAAGTGCCACCGCCTTCTGCCCCAATACTTCCAAGAAAGCCACCAACCGACGTGAATGGTGGCATTGGGTAGATTGGCCCTCCTCCCCACCAAGCAAGCGAGGTTGGGCTTACCGTAAACGGGCCTGTAAATACAGGCGGATTGCCGGTGGAAATCCAAGCAGAAGGCAGCCCGCCTCCTTCGCCAACAACTCTGTAAAAGGGATAAAGCAAAGGGTTGAATCCGCCCCAGTCGATACCTTCGGCGCAAGTCCCACTCCCAACCCATGCACCATCTGCGCCAAAGCCGGGTGATGGAGTTGCAACAACAGGCGCACCGTGATTACGGTATTGCTCAGCGAGTTGCCCGATGAACGTGATGGGCTCCAGTCGTGTATAGCCCGGTGCAACCTGCTCGTACTTCAGCTCGCCGGGCGCAAAATGCCATTCAAGTGTTGGCGGAATCTTGGCTAGCAGTTCCGCTTTGATGCCAAAGAAGAACTTGGCTGGCAATTCAAGCGGTTTGTAATCCCCTTGCGCTGCATCGCAGGCGGCCCACACTTCTGCCATCTGCTCATCGGTGATAACACCAAATGCGATTCGCAGGCTGGCGTCAACGCTCAACGCGCCAAAGCCACGGACAGAAGCACTGCCGCCGTTCTTCGGCTCATAGCGGCGATTGGGAAAGCGACCGAGCTTCAGTTCACGGCCGCCCTCTTCGGCAATGGGCTCCAGTGGCGGGAAGGGAATGGCCATGTCAGATCCCCCACTTGTCCATAAGATAGGTTTCCAGATCGGTGCGGTCACCGGATGGCAGGAGCGTGTCGAAAACCAGCATCTCGCCGATGTAGCCACTCCACCCACGACCAAGGCTAAACAAAATCCGATCCATGCCAAAACCAACCCTAGTGGTTGAGCTATATGCGGTCGTGTTCTTCACGCGCAGTAGGCATGGGCTTTGGATTTCCGTAAACACATTAGAGAAGCGATTCGTCCCGTTGTTCCCGTTAATAAATGCACCATCAAACGTGCCGCTTTGCAGCGCTGTGCCCACGTTGTTACCGCTAATATACCAAGTGTTATTAAAGGCGCCAAGGATGCCGTCAAAATTGGTAAAAGCGGATCCATCGTATTGCAGCACAACGTACATCTCCTGAATAGCAAATGCTGCTGAGGCCGTGGCCAGGGCGATGCCATTGTCACCAGCCGGCCACTCAGCAGCATTAAGGCCATTCATTGCGGCGGTGGTGTAGTCGGGGCGGGGATTAATTACGTTAACTTCTGACAATGTGAGCCCATTGCCGCTCTTGTCTGCCCATGTCTGGATTTTGCCACCACTGGTAGTGATGGTACTGGCGTCACTGGCATCCCACCACGCGACCGGAGAAAGCGTCAGCGGATCAAATGTAGGCGCGTCGTCATCTTCAATCGTCCCGACAACTGCTGCCACAGTGCCAATGACATAGCCAGTGCCTGCCGCAATCTGCAGACTTACTGTTCTGTCGCCATCAGCATCTGCGTTGTCGATGGGCGTCACCAGCACGTCGGCACTCGCATCACCCGCGCCAATCACAACGCTCGTGTCAATCGTGTCGTAGTCTGTGCCATTGACGGCGGTGCCAGCAATCGTATAGTTGACGGTCAGCGCTTCAGTCGTGTCGCCTGTGCGGGTGAATGTGAATACAAGATCGTCGGCGCTGTTTTCGACAACGCTGGCAGGCGCGACAGAGAGCGTAATCGTCGGCAGTTCAGTGACGCTCCACTCAAACGTCCAGCCGTCAGTCGGCAGGCTAGCGCCTAGGATGCCTTCATAAAGCGACGTGCCAGGCGCCAGCGTATCAGCGCCATCAATCGTCAGCGGCTCCTCCGCGAACACGCTGACCAGCTTGATTGCGGGATAGACAACGCCATCAACAACTGCATTGAGATTGACAAATCGAGAGCCGACCACAGTATCTGAGAATGTGATCGTCACCGTGTCAGTGGTTTCATCGGCAAGCGTGCCTTCGCCGGTCATCGTCCATTCGTAGGTTGCCGTGGTGAATGGCAGTGCGATATTGGCAGTCAGCACAACGTCGCCACTGCCAATGCGATAGTCAGGGCCGTCAATCGTAACTGCGTTGCCGGTGGGCGCCGTAACAGTCACCACCCGCGAACCGCTGCGATCGAGACTGTCTGACGTGCGCGTAGCAGTGACATTCAACGTCGCAGTGCCGACGCCTGCGAACGTGACTTCTGGCGTCTTGGATGTGTCATCGTCAAAGGTGACGCCTGTACCAGTCCACGCATAAGTGTAGGTATCCTCAGGCCCGTCAATCTCTGCAATATACATATAAGTGCTGCCATCAACAGCGCCAAGCGGGCCGATGACGTTCACGCCAGCAAACGGCGGCTCCAACGGTACATCAGGCGGTAGTTCACCGATCAGACCTTCGATGACCCACGCGTCAGGATCATCCCAATCCTCCAGCAGCAGTGAGCGGCCATCGCCGTCCAGCGGGAAATAGCTGGCGGTGATCTCCAAGTTGCCTTCGTCGTTGTAGCTGATAACTTGCGCCTTGAATGTCTGTGTTGCCTGTACGGAATCTGCGATGCAGAACACGGCGTTGCTATAGCCGACCACCTTGCCGGCGGTGACGACGATGGCGACCTCCTGCAGTTCGCCGCTGCCATCCCAGAGCACGACGTTGTAGGTGCCGTTGGCGAGCGGCGTGCCGGCTGTGGTGGTGGTCGAGCCGTCCGCGAGGATCACGCCGTTGTTCGGCTGCTCGTAGGCCAGCACCTCCATGCCGACCTTGATGATGGCGCCGGGCTCCAGGGCGTTGCGGTCCGGCAAGCACTCGATCGTGATGTCGTGCGTGATCAGCCGCTGCTCACGGCAGCGCATCTTGGCGGCGTCTACGGCGTGCCGCTCGGACGTGCCGAACTCGCTGATGTCGAGCTGCACCAGCGGCGCTGAGTCGGGCGTGCCGGCCTCGCGGACGGTCAGCTCGCGGATCACCGGGAACAGCCCCCGGCCGCTGAGATCGCTCGCCTGTCTTTCCTCGCGCCACTTCACCGACACACGGATGGGCTGCCGCTCCTGGCTGTCCCGCTCAGCGACCGTGACCGCATCGGCGTTGCCGGCGGTGAACAGCGCGGTCGGCGTGTACTGCTTGCCGAACTCAGCGATAGGCGACAGGTGAAACTTTCCGTTCTTGGTGGAGAGATCCAGCAGGAACAGCTTGGCCAATTCAGCACCCTTGCCGCGAATGTTAATGGGGTCACTGATCCCCATGTCGAAGAAGTATCTGCGGCTGTATGTCCACTGGCCTGCAGCATAGAAGCTGGCAAAGTCAATCTGTGCTGGGCTCACAATGTCACCAGCGCCGAAGCGCTCATTGGTGAGCATGATCGCCAGCACTTCAGGAAAAACGTGCGTTGCACCAAAGCCGCAGTTGACGTAGACGCTGAACTGGTTGAGTTCGTTGAAGCTGGGACCGCTGCGAAGCGTCAGCCCAACTGTGGAGATGCCCTCGTAGGTAGGGATTGACGGATTGGGCGAAATCAGGTTGACATAGGCAATCTCATGCTCCGGCTGATTAGCAGAAGTTTGGATCTCTTCGTAGGCAAAGATTTCGGCCAGTGCGCCATAAGCATCGGCATAGCTCGCTTCGTCTTTCGGTCCAACGCCAAGATCGCCAAAGCTGCTGAAGATGTTGACCTGCGGAATGGTGGCCGCCAGACCGAATGTGCCCGGCCCCGGCGCCAGTGATTCACCGGAGTAGTTGAACACAAAGCCGTTGCTCGATCCAGTCTTGGCTGGCCCCGCCATGCGGCTATCAAGAAGTACCAGCGGCCCAGGCGACAGATTGTTGCGGATCTCCCAGCCGGTGAGCGGCAAATGCTGAATCTCCCAGCGCTGCGCGGAGGGAAACTGCAGCCGGATGTAGTTGTAAGTCGATTGCTGCGTCTGGCTGGCAATACAGAAGTTCACGTCCAATTCGGTGAACGCAGCGTCAGAGCCCGCAGGACGGCAGCCAATGCGGAAGAAGCTGTAGCGTTTCTCAGGCAACGAGATCGTGCCAGATGTCAGTTGCGACGTATTGAGTGTCTGGCCGGCACCGATGACAGCGCCGTTGTAAAGGTCGCAGGAAACAAGATCAGACCAGAAGCCGGAGTACGCATCACGGAAGTTGCACAGCCCGCTGTAGCGGATACCAAGCGAACTCTTGTAGCCAATTTCGATAACCTGCGTTGCGCGATCAACGATGAACGACGAGATCGCTGCGCGGAACAAATGACTTGTCTGCGTGCCGTTATAGACGTTGCCGGGTGTCAGTGCATTGCGCTGGATCGCTGGAATTGACGTGCAGACGGCATAACCAGGCCGCACAACGCTGAACTCGGCTTCAATCGTGACGCCACCGCCTTTCGGCTCGTTTTCTGCTTCCGAGACGAACACTTCACCAGCGGGCGAGCGGCCTGTGCAGATGGCGTAGCACTGGCCAAACTTGTATAGCTCGCCAACGACAACAGAATCATCCCACTGGCGCTGGCGACCGGCGATGGTCTGTGCGGCATCAATGCCTTTGACGATCCCGACAGGCGGCAGCAGCCATGCAAACGCAGTGTCGTAGTCGCTGCTCGCATCAATACGATAAACGAAGCTGTCGCCTACGTTGAAGTAGTGCAGTTCGCCTTCGGAGGCAAGTGTGTAGGAGGGGCCTGGCATCGCTACGCAATAGGCTCTCCGACCGGGCGATAGGCTATCACGCCTGAACGCGACGAGAAAATGACCGACTGTTTTATCCGCTCTGCTTTGCCC